AACACCTACTTTTCAGGCGTTAACCAACTCTTGAACGCTGCATCGGGTTCTACCATCAGCGGTAACACAGGAGCGGTTTCTGCGTCCGTTGGTGTTACCACGGGCAATGCAATCGCCATCTTCGACGGCATCTACAACCAAATTCCACAGGCCATCTTGACTAAGACTGACCTCGTAATCTTCTGCGGTTGGGACAACTTCCGTACCTTGCTTGGTGCGTTCAAATCAACCGCTAACGTCCTGTATAACCAAGTTGACTTGGCTGGCCTTGCTGACGGGGACATCATGTATCCCGGCACAAACGTCCGTGTCATTGCAGTCCCCGGCTTGACTGGAACGAACCGCATCGTTTCTTCGTACCTCGGTAACTTCTTCTACGGAACCGACCTTTTGAGCGACGAGGAGCAGTTCTCGATTTGGTTCAGCAAAGACAACGACGAAGTCCGCTTCCAAGCAGCCTTCAAAGCAGGTGTCCAAATCGCTTACCCCGACTTGGTTGTTGACTTCCGCTTGACCTAATGTGTAGGGGGGAGGGAAACCTCCCCTCACTTTTTTGTTCTCTTGAAACTTAAACCCCAAATACACATATGTCCTGCGCACTAACAACTGGTTACACACTCGGCTGCCGTGATTCAGTCGGTGGCATCAAAGCAATTTACGTCCAAAACTGGATTTCTACCGGGTCCTGTAACGCTAACCTTTCGGGTGCGGTTACGGGGTTCACCGGATACAATGCAAGCGGTTTTTTTGAATACGACTTGACCAAGGCGACTTCGTCCATGACGGAAACGCTAAATGCAAGCATGGAGAATGGCACAATCTTCTACTCACCTGAAGTAACCTTCACCATCAACAAAATGCAAGTCGCAGTACGCAATGAACTCCGTTTGCTCGCTCGTAGTAAAGTCATCGTCATCGTTCAAGACAACAACAGTCGTTACTGGTTGCTGGGTGCTATAAATGGCCTTGAGGCAACTGCTGGAACCGCTGGAAGTGGTACTGCCTTTGGCGACCGAAACGGCTACGAAATAACGCTTTCCGGAATGGAGCCTGACCCGATGTTCCTAATCGCATCAACAGTCTTTACACCATCGACTACGCAGATACTCGGTTCGTAGTATCTTCGCATCAGGTTTTCATCACTGAGGTTTGGGAGGGCAGTCAGCAATGGCTGCCCTTCTTATTTTTACCCCATGAAGATTTGTATAGTTTACAACGCTCATCCAACCGGGTGCAGTTTCTATCGCCTTGAAATGCCGAACGCATACTTGGGCGACAACTACCCGGAGTTCGATTACGTCTGCGTTGAGAACATCACCACGATTAGCGACGAGGGATTAAAGTCCATTGACCTGTTCCTGTTCAGCCGGCTTTGGTGTCAGGGAACCATGGAGCAAGTCGAAAATGTCTACAAAGCCCTGACCCAATTCGGGGCCAAAGTCATCCTTGACTTGGACGACTACTGGGTCCTTGAATCGGGCCACATCATGTATCGCCACTATCACCAAACCAAACTTGCAGAGGTCATCCGTAAGCACATCAAATTAGCCGATTGGGTAACTTGTACCACCGAGCATCTTGCCTCTCGCATACGGCCTCTAAATGCGAATGTGAGCATCTTGCAGAATGAGCCATACGAAGCCTACCAACAATTCATCCCGAATCCTGACGAAGAACCCGACAAGCACCTCGTGAAGTTCGGTTGGTTCGGTGGTGCGCAGCACGGAGAGGACATGGAACTGCTCCGGGAAGGGATGCAGAAGTTACGCTGGGATGCAAACTTGGATGGCAAGTACAGGCTCTATTTGGGAGGATGGAACGACAACAATCCTGTTTATGAAGGCTACGAGAAAATCATAAGCGACCAAGGCAACAACCCGAACTACGGACGCATTCAGGCTGCTGACATCTACTCGTATGTCGGTGGCTACAACTTCGTGAACGTAACCCTTGCACCGCTCCGGGACACCAAGTTCAACAAACTGAAGTCCGAGTTGAAGGTGGTCGAGGCCGGGTGGATGAATAAGGCGATTATCGCATCCGAAACCATCCCCTACACCGACGTAATCAAGCACGGGGAGAACGGGTTCTTGGTTCCTTACAACAAGCCGAAAGATTGGTACAAGTACATCAAGCAGTTGATCCTTGACCCCGACTTACGCAAAGGCTTGGCTGACAACCTAACGGCCGACATTAAGAAGCGGTTCAACGTGGCTGAAACCGCCAAGAAACGAGCGGAGTTGTACAGGCAGATTGGGCGCAAATTGTGAAATTCGGAGGCATCGCACATTTACAAGCAGATGCTTTACCTGAACCCTGACACGACCAACACCCTGACGGTTACTTGGACCGAGCGAGCCAGCACGGGAAACCGCTACATCTTGCGACTCACAAGCATTGTCAAGAACACAACGACCGATTTCACCCTGCTGAAATCCGCAAACCTGTCATCTTACACCAACCGCTATGACCAATTTTCGATTGCCGTGGGGTCGCTTGAAACAGGCTCGTATCGTTACGAAGTTTACGATACCAATAGCACGGTTTCAGCAGCCCTTGCGGTGGTTGAAACGGGCTTGGCATTTATACAAACCGCAACGATAGGCTTCAACACCTACGCCAATACAATCAATTACAACGTCTATGCCGGGGGCATATTCGACTTAACCTTTGACTCAACTTTCGCATAATGAGCGTACAAACACGAAGCCAACTCCAAGCGAGTGCATTAACCATCACCAACGAAACCGCTGCCGGGGCCAACACCGCAGCCCGTGTAGGCAGTCTATTCGACGACCTTGCAGACACCGCAACGCTTGACATCGAGCGTGGCTATGCTTCGGTTGCTACGGCTGCTGATAGGTCATTTGTAACGACCAATAATACTGCTGCCAAATTACTGATTACAACAGGCAACAACATTCTATCAACCAACAACTTTTCGAGAGTTGCAACAAGTGCGGGGCCATCAATCACCTACACGGGGACGCTATCCGCTGCAATTAGGGTGAGTGCAAATCTAACTTTTTCGGGGGCAAATGGCGATGATTACGCTTGGGCTATTTACAAAAATGACGCACAAATCGGCTCGTCTGAAGCACGAGTTACTTTGAGCCATACCGAAGGCCATCAAGTAGTTTTGGAAACCTTTTTGATAGCAAATACCAATGATGAATTTTCAATCTATGTAACTTCAATTGATGGTGTTAGGACGATTACCATCTCATCCATCAGTTTTAATGCTCACACGCTATGAGTAATAAATCTACTCAACACTTCACCCAATGGCTTGGGATAGAGCATAAGGTCCCCGTGATGCTGGAGAACAGGTCCGGCAAGTACATCACCTACGGCTTTGCGAACGAATACCCCTACTACCTGCTGGACAACTATCGCAGGAGCAGCAAGCACAACGCCATCGTTAACGGCAAGGTGAACTATATCATGGGCGGTGGATGGCAGGCAGGGGATGACTTGACCGTGGAGCAACAAGCCCGGTTTATCAAGTTCTTCGACGGACTTTCCAGCACGGAGGACCTCAACGACATTACCGAGAAACTGGTTCTTGACTTGGAGATTTTCAACGGCTTTGCGGTTGCGGTTACTTGGTCCAAGTTGGGAACGATTGCCAAAATGGAACACGTCCCGTTCGAGAAAATCAGGGTTGACAAGGAAGAAAAGATGTTTCAGGTGGCCGATTGGTACAACGACGATATGATGCAGTTGTTCCCCAAGGTCGGGGACATCGAGAAGATTCCAGCATTCGACCCGGAGAATCGCCTCGGTAAGCAGTTGTTTTATTACAGGGTCTATGCTGCTGGCGTGAAGCACTACCCTTTGCCGGAATACATCGGGGGGAACGCTTGGATTGAAGCAGATGTGCAAGTGGCGAACTTCCACAACAACAACCTCCGCAACAACTTTTGGGGCGGTTACTTGATAAACTTTAACAACGGCATCCCGACCCCCGAAGAGCAAGGCGACATTGAGAGGCAGATTAAACGCAAGTTTTCAGGAACCGACAACGCTGGTCGCTTCGTTGTAACCTTCAACGACGATGCTGCAAAGGCCCCGACGCTTGAACCGCTCACTCCGTCCGACATGGATAAGCAGTTCGAGATACTGAACAAAGCCATCCAGCAAGAGATATTCATCGCCCATCGTGTAACCAACCCCATGCTATTCGGGGTGAAGACCGAGGGCCAATTGGGTGGACGCAACGAATTGGTCGAGGCTTACGAACTATTCAAGGCCACCTACGTCAACGACCGAGTTCGCAAAGTGCAGCGGATGATCAATTATTTGGGATCCTTCAATGGCGTTGAGGGTATGGAACTTATCCCCGTGGAACCCATCACGGAGCGACTAAGCGAGCAGGCTCTATTGCAGATAATGACCCAAGACGAACTTCGGGAAAAAGCAGGTCTGCAACCG